ATGCGATAAATTTCCGGCTGGCCCCCGCTGATCACCGCCCCGCCGAGATTGATTTGCAGTTCCTGCGCCGTGTCGTTGCGGAACAGGTCGAGAATGTCCGCGTCGCTCTGGTTTACGAGCAACGTCAACTCCGGCGCCGCCGTGCGCTTCGGGCCATACCACCAGCGGCCGACGTAGAGTCCCGAGGAAGGGAAGCGCCCATTCGCTTCGTCGGGATTGGCCTGCACGGTCGCGCTCCACTCAATGACGCGGCTGGAAATATCCACCGGCGCTCCCAGCGGTCCCAGCTTGATTACTGCGTTGCCATTGTCGAGAAACGCAGGCGCCGAAACCGTCGGTGTGGTCATGGTCGCATCGCTCGCGCGCCCCGATCCCAGCATCTGCCAGGAGAGCTGCACCGCGTCCTGGCCGCGCCCGCTCAGCGTGAAGCTCGCCACCACCAGGTCCGAGAGCTTCCGCGCCAGCCCCGCCCACGGCTTCTCGTGAATCGTCGTGAACGGCATCGCCTTCGTCGTCGCCAGGTTCGTCCACTTGATTACATGGTCGTACACCGTCGGGTTCCCGCTCGGATTCGGCTGGCTGGTATTCACGCTCCCCATGCAGAACGCCGCTACCCACCCCGCGAAAATGTCGCCCAGCTCCACGGTGCGTTGCAGCGACGTCATCTGCGCCACCTTGCGCTGGCTCGTGGCGTAAGGATGCCCCTTGCCGAAGCGCTCGGCGTCGGGGATCAATCGGTGCGCCAGCTTGCCCACGTCAAAGCCAGAGACCAGCGCCGACAACGGCAGGTTCGCGTCGCTCAACGCCGTTCCGATCGTGGTCTGCCGCTTCGTCGAAAAGCGCCACAGCATTTCGTATGCGTGACTCGGTTCCGTAAATGCCATCTCGTTATCTCCTTACTTTGTGTCTTCCTATCGTCTCTGCTGATGGCTCGCGACGAGCGGCCAAGCGAGGAGCGCACGTCGGGCGGTTCGCCGCCCTCACGCCGGTTTCTCCTCCACCACCAGCGCCAGCTCGGCGTGATGGCACAGCACGTTGTTGATGATGCGGAAGTCCACGGCCCGCACCTGCGCGGGCCCGGAGTGCCGCGCCGTCTGGTTCAGCTTGCGGTCGGCTCCCAGCGCCGCCACGATGCTTTCGATCAGCGCCTGGAACGTCTTCTCGCTCGCCGCCGCATCGTTCACTCCGGCGTAACCGTGGATCGCAACCGTGTGCCGCCGCGCCGTGAACTGCGGCCCCAGGTCTTCCGCCGCGCTTGCCTCTCGCGTCAGGAACCAGAACTGAATTCCACTCGCCGTCTTCGCCGCGTCGCGGAACTGCTTTTCGCTTTGCCAATTCCGCACCGTGTCCTGGACGTTCGCCACGCCCGCCACGCCGGCCAGGATCGTCTGAATCGCCGCTATGTTTTCCGCCAGTCCCATGGTTCCTACCTGCTATCGCCACTTCGCTGTTATCCCGAGCGCAGCGAGGGATCTGCATTTCTACTTTCTCGTCACTCGTCACTTGTCACTCGTCACTCGTCACTGCCTTCTCCACCTCTTCTTCCAAAATTCGAACCACGTTTGCCTTGTTCTGCTCCAACGCCCGCTCGAAAAAGAAATGTCCTGGCGTGCCCACCCGCGCGATCCTGCGCCCGATCAGAAACGCGACCTCGCGCACCTCGCGGTCATTTGTGATCCCCAACCGCCGCCGCACCCAGCCTTCGAGCGCCGCCGGGGGCGGGAAGTGAGGACGCGTCCCCACCTCGACGAACAATCCGTAACGGTCCGCCGGCGGTGCTAAGAAAACCCGCCCCACCGGTTGCCCGTTTTCATCCGTTACTGTGCTTGTCACGCTCCCCGCGAACTCTCCAAACGCATTCCCTGATGGAACGCCAAGGGGCGATTGCGCGAGAGAAGTCACAGCAGCCCGCAACAACTCCGTCCCCCGCGCCAGCCCGCGTTCCACCGCCGCGCGCAACGCCTCCGGAAACCGTTCCAGTTGCGTCTGCAATTCCCTGTCTTCGTGTTGAATCGCCGATATCATCGTTTCCTCGCGGCACAAGCGGTGGGTCCTGCTAACGGCTAATAGCTGCCTTTCAATGCGTCATGCGTTCCCCCCCCGCCGTGTCGCCTTTCCACCCCGCGGTGCGCGACGCCGCCGGCGCGGTGCGTTCCGTGTCCGTGCCCAGCAGGTTCTCGTAGTCCTTCTCCAGCCGACGCGCGAGCGTCATGTACTCCTGCGACTTCGTCCGGTAATTGACCGTATCGGCCCCAATCGAGCTGTCGCCGATCTGCGCGTACAATGCCGACAGCCGCCGCGCCGCCAGCGACGCCGCCAGCGCCCCCACTGCATAGAAGTCGGCGTCCGGCATGGAAGAGGCGTCCACGGCATGAGAAGCCGTGAACTGCACCCGCGCCTTCTTTCCGCTTGCGAGAGCGAAGCGGAACCGCAGGAACCGCGCCGTCGGCGACTCGTAGATCGTCCAGTCGCCGTTCTCCAGCACAATTGGAACGCGCTCTCCCTGCGGATACTCGATCTCGACGATCTGCGAGAATCCGCTTTGCCAGTCCGTGATGGTGCTCAGGTCCCACTCGTACTGCGCGCCGTCGCCCGTGAGGTCCGCCACCAGCCGCCGCGGGCGGTCCTTGGAATACCGCCCGCCGAGGGCTTCTTCGATCGCGGCTTTCAGTTCGTCGCTCGAGAGCTTCGCCGCCGCGTCCTGTATGTGTCCCGCGACCAGTTGCTGAATTTCCGGTATCGTCTTCGCCATTGGTTCTTATCCGAGCCGCGACCGTGAGGGAGCGGGGTCTTGCATACTCCGTCCCGCTCGCCCACACGCGCGCGACTCCTGTCTCCTGACTTCTGCCGTTACGCCACCGCTTCCTTGTACGCCCCGCGGTAATCAATCACCACGGCTTCGAACTCGTGCCGCACCTTGTAGCGGATGCGGTCCGAGGTGAACACCTTCTCCGCGGTCGGGTCGTCGGCCAGGAAAAACTCCGGCTCCTGCCGCCCCTGGAGGAACCCGACCTCCACCGTCGGCGCCTCCGCCACGTTGGCGAACGCGTACCAGTCGTTCGCGTCCGTGAGCAGCGGTGAAACGATGATCCGCTCGCCGTTCGCTCCGAACATGAACCGCACCGGATTCGGCGTGAAGCTCGCGTCCAGGTATTCGCGCATGTTCTCCTGGCGGGCCTTGCCTTCCAGCTCGTGCGGCACCACCAGAACGTAGGGCGCGATCCCCAGCTTCTTGTTGCTGTCTTTTTCCGTGCGATTGCGCATAGCGGTTCGCACGGCGTCCAGCTCCGTCGCCGACAGCGCCGTCGAGCCCAGGTTCCCATGTGTCGCATGGAACCAGGCCACGCTGTCGTAAATGGTCGGGTTGGTGATCAGTAGGTTGAAAACGCGCTGCGCCATCGTCCGGCGCGCCGCGCGTCCCAGCCGTCCGACGATCTGCGGCACCACGCCCAGGTCGTCGTTGATGATCATCTTCCGCGTGATCGTCACCAGCCCGCCGAACGTAACCACCGAGTAGCTGGCCTTCTCGTCGGTTGGCGCGGTCAGCTCGGCGTAGTCGGCCGACTCTGTGCTGACCGTCGGCAGGTCGCCGAAGTAGCCCACCCGCACGCGCTCCTGCGTGCGGAAGTCCGGCACGCTCGAAGATTGCGCGATCAGGCTCACGCCGTAGTCCTGCTCGCGGTAGTCCTTCAGCAGCAGCCGCCGCAAAGTGTTCGCCAGCGCGTTCGGGAAGGTCGTGCTCGTGATGTCCTCCCGGATTCGCATCTGGTGCGGCAGCAGCCCCGTTACTTCGCCGTCTCCGGTGTAGGCCACATAAGCCTCCCGGATCCCGTGGAACGCCGGAATCGAGGGATCCTCGACCGGCAGGTTGAACAGGCGGTCGAGCGCCATCTGGAGTTTTCCCTCCGGCTCCCGCACCACCTTCACGCGTCCCGTCTCCATCACCTTGCCGACCGGAGACAGGGCCGCGTACGCTTCGCGCACACGTTGTATTTCCATCTCTACTTCCTCCTCTGAAATGTCGCGGCCCCCATAGGGTCCGTCGGGCTGAAACCGGCTGGCCACCAGCTCCGCGAGCGGCTTCGGCAGCCGCGACGCCGTGAGCTTCCCGTCCAGCCGCAAACGGTTCTCTGCGATGCGCTGTCGCCGCACCGCATCGCTGATCTGTTGACGCAATCCCTGCACCTGCTCCCGCACGCGCGCCACCTCGGGAGAAAGCCCCGGCGGCAGCTCGCCTCCCGGTGCGTTTTGCGAGGCGAGCCAATCGGCCAGCGCCTCCAGCACCCGCGCCGCGTTCACTTCGCTTGACGCCAGCTCCCCTTCGAGCGCCTCCCGCAAGCGCTGGCCAGTGGCGTCATTGCCCGCCAGCATTCCACTCGCGGGAGAAATCGCCTCCAGCATTCGTTCT